TCAGGCTCGCCACCAATTCTTTGACTGGAAATTGGAAACCAGGCGGAGAAAAATTCCCCATCCGCACCAACGGCATTTTAGAGATGACGTAAACTCATAGGGGTCATAATTGACTCCACCACTTGATTTTTAGAAAATCAAGAAAACAAATCTATCAGTTTCGCAATTTCGTTTATGGAAAAAAATCCACATAGCACTAAAACGTCGTAAAGTTTAAGTTTAATTGCAAAAGGTATTGATAGAATACCACCAACACACTTGATAAGTAATCCATAACGAAAGTCTCCCCATAACATGATTTGATAACCAACTATGAGGAGAATATTGCCTAAGTATCGTAGAATACTAGATTTAGGCATTGGGTTGCTCCCGACCAGGGTTTTTATAGTCTCTCCATGACTTACACTAGAACACCTGCGTCCATAAGATCATATTCTACATTGTCAAGGATTACGTTGTAATCTTTTTCCGCATCGTCATAGAAGTATACGTTGCGAGATTTGTAGTATTTATAAAGCTTTTCGTAAAGTTTAGGATACTCTTCATCAAGATAAACAGTTCCTTCGACGGCAGCAGTAAGTTTTTTGATGTCCGTCTTGAACTTAGAAAAAAATGGACTGCGAGACATTTGTTGTTGAATGTTTACTGTTCTAGTATAGGATAAATGCCTTGGTATGTCAAGGCAATCGGGGTGACAGGATTCGAACCTGCGACATCTCGCTCCCAAAGCGAGTGCTCTACCAAACTGAGCTACACCCCGTGGTGGAGAATAGCGGACTCGAACCGCTGACAGCCTGCTTGCAAAGCAGGTGCTCTACCAACTGAGCTAATTCCCCAAGGCGGAAGCGGTTGGATTCGAACCAACGGTGCTACTAACACGGCAGTTTTCAAGACTGCTGCCATAAACCACTCGGCCACGCTTCCATTCATTATCATCCCAATGTCTTACAACGCCTGCAATAATAAATGCATTAGTCATAAAATATGTAGTGAAGATAATAGTGCGGATGATTGCAATATAATCTGCTTCATGATTTTTATCAGAAGATTTCTCACCTAATGCTTTGCACCAAAGTCTCCACATCAACGGATTTCAAATTCAAGTTTTTTAATTTTTCTTTGACGCCTTGCTTCTTGAAAAGCAAGATCATCTTGACTTAGTATACCAGTTTGCTTTTGCTTTGTCAAGCCTTCTGTGACAACGATTTGAGAAAGATCTACTGCTGAAATCTTGTCACCATAAATCGTTGCCTGATTTGGGCATCCGCAAACTATTCGCTTTGAGGAGCTCTTCAACTCCTTGCCGCATGACTTGCAGCGTATCGTTAATGTGTTTGAGTTCATTTCTAATATCGTCTAACTCTTCATGAATATCTTGATGATGAAACCTCAAAGGTTTTTGAATAATTTTTTTCAGTTTAGATGGTTTCATTTCAAAGTTGCTTTTGGTTATTTAGGCTATCGAAAAATTCTTTGCTTACAATTTTTGGATTATAACCTGGATAGAATTTTTTTGTAATAACCCCAATACCCATTGCAGTAATAGCACTGTCACAAAGTATCCAAACAGTTTTTGTATTACAATCCACTACATGTGGAAGAGGAAATTTATCTTTCATGTACTTATTATATCATGGGTGATGACAGGATCGAACTGCCGACCGCCTCGGTGTAAACGAGATGCTCTACCGCTGAGCTAATCACCCTGGAGCGAAATATCGGATTCGAACCGATGACATTCAGCTTGGAAGGCTGACGTTCTACCACTGAACTAATTTCGCAAGGTGTCGGTGAAAGGACTTGAACCTTCACGGGATACCCCACTGGAACCTAAACCCAGCGCGTCTACCAATTCCGCCACACCGACAAAAAAATGGGACTTACAGATTTCTCATGCCCGTTGCACTTCCTTCACACCTGTATAATATAGCAGAATTTTATTTCTCTGTCAACCCCGCCATGCTTTTAGTTCAGGAACATAGTCACAAATGTCAAATCCTCGCATATGATTTATCTTATGTATATGTTCAAAAACTGATGTTTTATTTTCTTTTCCAGAAGTTAAAGATTTTATCTTTTTCAAAGAAAGATCAGTTACTTTATTTAATTGACTATGAGTTAATATTTTATGTTTCTGTTCTTCAAATAATTTTTCAGGTAAACATTTAATACTGCATCCTATAGGTCCTTCTAAAACATTGACACAATTAATCCAAGTAATATACGGCTTATTAGAAAAATAATCAAAAATATCAGTTAGATTAAAATAATTAAAAATACTTAAGGTGATTGCAAGACTAGATTTTATTCCAGTATCCAAATACAATCTTTCCATATTTTGTACGGTGTTTTCAAATTTTGTACTTCTAATCCAGTCATAAACTTTTCCCACACCATCAACACTAGCATTAATATAAACTTTACTTGGGTTTCTTTTTAGAGTATCTATATGTTCCTGTTCCAATATAGACATATTTGACACAAAAGATACTTGACAAGATTTATTGATATCAAATAATTTATTTAAAATATAAAAATTATTTTTATCGACAAAAGGTTCTCCACCTTTTATCATCATCCAATCTAATCCTGGTAAAATTTTTACTATTTTTTCAATAGCAGTTTTAGATAATTTTACAACAGGACTTGGGGCATTTTCATATTTAACCCAAGAAGAACTATATCGACTATCACACATTGCACAAGTAGCATTACATAAATTGCTAGTTGTGAATTCTAAAAATCTTATATGCGTTGATTTTATTTCGTTTGGGTATTTTTCGTTAATAATATTCTTAAAAGTAAATTTATTTTTATTACTAAAACACCCAGCACAAGGATTAATATCAGCACAATTACCTGCCAACATTTGTTCTCTTACATAATTTAATTTTTCAGATTTACTAAAAAACTCCTGAAGATTTTCAACTTCATCTATAGAACAGATGGTATAATCTTCACTAATTCCATTACAACAATAATTTATTTCTCCCCGAGGACCAATTACAAAACCAGTAAAAGGAGCTTTACATATATCAGACATTATTTTATTCCCCAAATTTGCAATGATCTTCTTGGATAAGGTGCTGTGGATGAAACTTGTACTACAGAATGGCTTTCGGATTCTGTATTTACTACAAGCATACCAGGTTCGGGGCAAAGGGCATGTAATTGTTTTTCCTTATCTTCCCACAAAAACAATCCTCCCCACTTTTTGTTCCATTCATTCAAATATAAAGTAGCACCAAATTTATAGTTGGCATCAGTATGCCAACGAATACCAGAATTTTTTAACCACACATTATAATTAATTGATAATTTATCATGTAGTGGTGGTAAGTGCAATAATAATTCTTTTTTTATCTTTTGTTCTAAAAGAAAAGATACATCTGCAGATAAACAAACACCAGGAACATCAGCAAATAATCCTTCGTCCCAGGTAGTTTGATTAGATGACCATGCACGTTGTGATATAAGTGCATCTATTTCTTGATTACACAAATCAATTAATTCTTTTCTAATTGCCTCAGGTATTACTTTCATGTTTTTGTCTATAGTATTGACGTATCATTTCATGATCTAATTTAATTCCAGACAAAAACTCGGTATATTCTAATCGATCATAATCAGCAATAAAGTGCCTTGCTCCAGATTGTAATCTTAAATATGAAGAAAATTTATTAACTTTTTTTTCTAAATCAATATCATCATACCACAAAGTTAAGTAAATTTTACTATGTAGTGTATCATATGTTAATGTTGCATTTGAAAACATAGTATATAACTCTCGATCATAAATTCGACAAGGAATAACAAGATCATTAATTCTAATAAGATCCTTTCTTCCAACCAATTTTAAACCACCATTTAGATGGGGTTCTACTATATCTTGAGTATTATTATGACGATTATATATTGGAATAATAGTTTCTAAAGTTCCATTTTCAAAAGTAACTGGATAAAAATCATCCATAAGTTCAAACCTTTCAGGTGAAAATTTAGGATCATTTCCATATTGCATCATTATAGGACCAGATGTTTCACTCGTTCCATATAGACTTATAATATTTTTTATCCTACCCAATCTAATAAATTTTAACCACTCTGGACGAATAGCAGTCAATGTAAAAACTGTTAGATTTGGATTTTTAGTTAGTTTATTAAGAGTTTCATCTAAAAGATCAGCATAAACAATTTGCAAACTATCGCAAAGATTGCTTATAGTATTTGGTTTATTAAGTTCTTTAGATGTAATATCATCTGTAGTGCAGAAATAAATGTTTTCTGTCTTTTCAGATAAAACAGATGGAACATAGAATGTTGCTAAACTACTTCCGTGTGTAGGTCTTCCAGTAATCATAATATTCTTACCCATGTAAGACGTATTACGTTTACTTACTGCATAAGTAAATTCGTGAGTGTGTTCAATTCTTTTTGGTGCCCCAGAAGTTCCACTACTAGTAGATAAATGATGGACTGTTTGTTCAGTAGCCCATATTTCTTTATTATCTGTGAAGTCATTTGGTTTTTCAACCAAAACTTTATCACATATCATAGAATAAAATTGATGTTTAGTTAGATCTTTTAAATCTTCTTCATCTGCAATAAAATAATTAATTGGTAATAAAGTTTTTATTTTACTATCTGAATAATATACTGACTTTTGCAAGAAAGAATTTACAATAGTAGACCCTAACCCAAGCTCAGCGGCGGCAATAAATGCTGCTAGATTATTAAATCCTCTAGTAGGAGCAACTAAAATGGTTTCTCCAAGTTTAGCTCCATTTTTTATTAAAATATTTTTATAAGCGTTAATTAAATTTACTAAATCCTGGTATGTTTTTACTTCAAATTCTTTAGATCCAGAATTATAATCATGATATACAATATTTTTATTAATTACTTCTCTAGTAATAATCATTTTTTATACTGATCAATATAATTTTGATATTCATTGTTTGGATGATTTACCAAACGTTTGTGATAAAAATCAATAACAGTTTTTGCTGCAGTACCTTGAAAAAATGCTGGGACAATTCCATGAACAATACTGGAACATCCAACCAAAATCATTTTAATACCAGCATATGTAGCCCAAATCAAGTGACTACTATAAGTCTCTTGACTTTTTTTTAAATGATCTCTACTATACTTTAACATAACCAAAGTTTCTTTGTGGTTATTTATAAGCTACTTGTCGGACTTGAACCGACGACCTACGGTTTACAAAACCGTTGCTCTATCCAGCTGAGCTAAAGTAGCAACTGGGGCGGCAGGGATCGAACCTGCGACCTAGATGTTAACAGCATCCCGCTACTACCGCTGAGCTACACCCCATTAATTAGATATTCTACTGTATTTGCAACATCATTCATTGCTGCTCTAAGATCTGGTTGTTGCCCAGATTCTTGTTTTACAACTGGTTTTTGATCATCTGTCAAAGTCCAACGCCACAGTTTTTGTGGTTCAGAATACCAAAGATTAATTTTCATGTTTGAAATATTCAAGCTCGACCCAGTTCAAAAGTGTTTGAAATGCTGTAATTGACGCTTGTGTACAGTTATCGTCTTTTAATTTTTGCACATAGTATTCTAATGCTTCGATAACCATCTGTCGATCTAATTGTGATAGTAATGACATAATTTTCCCTAGTAAAGGAACGTCTCAGGTTGGGGTCGAACCAACGACCGACTGCTTAGAAGGCAGTTGCTCTATCCACTGAGCTACTGAGACACATACCACGGAGCAGTTAGTCTCATTTCACCACCCAGGGATTTACATTCCCTAGTATAGCATACTCTATCGTCAACTGGCAACTCTGAGTATCGTGGTGGTAGCATTCTAACAGTTCCATCATCACCTGTCAAGCGTTCATAATCTGCTATTGCTTTGTCTATATCTCGTATCACACGACGTTCTATTTTTTGGGGGTCAAGAAGAATTATGTCTCTGACGATGTTGCTTGGAAGTTGTCTTTGAACTTCGTCAACAAGATCCCATATCTTTTCTTCCTTGACCCCTGTACAGTGTGATAGTGTGGTAATAATTGTACTTAATGTTATCCCTACTACGATTAGTTTGGTAACAGTGGGTTTCTTTTTACCGAAGTGAAAGTTAAATTTCATAGTAAGGATGAGACCTGCAGTTCTCACCCATATTTATCACTTACGCTCTGGAATAACAAACGCTAACAACACCCTGACCTGGATGGGCAATGGAAGAGAAAGCTCCATAAGACAAGTCAAGGGTTCTTCCATGAACATAAGGACCCCTATCGTTTACTCGCACAATTACTGATTTACCATTGGATGCATTTGTTACTTTCAGTTTTGTTCCAAATGGTAGCCACTTGTGTGCTACTGATTTTCCATAAGCATTATATCGTTCACCACTAGCAGTTGTCCTGCCATGATATCCGTCACCGATTCCATAATGTGATGCGAGTGAACATCCGCTCGCTGCCTTTGCTGTTACGGGTGTCAATCCGACAAGACCAAAGACGATGATACTAGAAATGGCTTTAAGCATTAAAATTGATTGAATTCTACATCCCAATAGAGAAAGCGCACATCCCTTTTCTCAAAGGGCAATCTCCTGGGCTCTAAGTGTCACATCAAAATCTCATGATGCAATCGCTGTAAAGCGATTTTACATTATAAGTGATTATTTATTTCTTGTCAAGATTTCCATGGATGAACATAATTCCCATAATGGGCACTACAATCAATGCAAACCCCAATATACCAAGGCATAAAGGGTTTGTCAAGATCATTTCTGGTATATGGATCACTTTCTATGCCATCCTTCAGGTTCAGTTTCGTGTATCCAATCCTTTAGATTTCTAACATATTGTCTTAATAATCTAGATTGCTCCACATGAAATTGATCTTGAGTTTCTAAATGCAAAGTAGTATGCAAGTCAATTGCATCTAAACATTTTTTTATGACAGGATTCCATGGCTCCCTAAAAGGAGTATTCCATTCGCGTGCCATTGAATTTTGCACTATGAGTTACTATTTATTTTACATCATCCTAAATAATTTTAGTATTATTGTCAGGAAAAATGAAAAAACTTCTATTGGTTTTTTCGTTATTCTTCGCTATTCCCACAAGTGCTGCTGAGATTACTTCTAAAATTACAGATTCTGTCCAACTCAAGGTAGATGCAGCTGCCTCTCAAGCGATCCGAGTTGGTGGTCAATATTCAGTTTCAGGTACGAACATTCAATCATCCACGTTTGGTGGTGTAGGTGGTGCTGGTACATATTCAATTAATACTGCTGGTCAAGCATTTACGTTTTCTGAAACGTTAATTGATGCAGACACCGCACCTAACTCTGTATCAACTGGCGCTATTGCACCTTATGGAAATATTACCTCTACTGCTGCTGGTGCTGCTGGAAGTCTTGCTGGTACTTTGTCTAACACATCAGTCCCTACTGTGACTGCTGGTGGTGCTGGTACGACAGCGACAGGTCAAAGATCTATCGAATTGAGCGTATTTAAATGAAAAAAATCCTAGCAGGGATATTCCTGCTAGGGTTTTGTAATGCTTCCCTAGCAGAACAAGTTGTTCCTAATTTTACTAGAGGAACAATAACAGCAACAACAGAAACATCTACAAAGATTATAGAAACAATACGCCAAGTTGAATATACAACTGGCACATCATACACTGTCACTGGAACAAATATTAATATCCCTGCCACTCCTCATCAAGGAGCAACCTATACTATTATGACACAAGGTGCTCCATTCCAGTTCAGTGAAACTCATCTTGGACCTGGAGTGGCAAAAGAAACATGGATAGATCGAACTACAGAACAAAAATCTACAACAAATTCTATATCAGTCTTTACTCAATAGCATTTCTTTTTTATGGCACGGTTTACGCTCAATCTGCTCCTTCTAATACTAATATCGCTGGTCCTAGTGCTTCCGCTACAGGTAATGTTACTAACCAAGCTGTCCAAGTCTTACAAGGTCCGTTCGCAGTTAACACCTACGGATCAGGAGTTAGTTGTCAAGGACCAACAATAAGTGTTTCTCCATTTGTATTAGGAAATCTAAGTGGTAATAATGATCCCACAACATATCAAACTCATAATGGTAACGCTGGTATGAGTTTTGGTTTTAATTTTCCTCTTGATGGATCACTACAAGAAATCTGTAAGACAAGGGCAAAGGTTGAGATTGCTAGACAACAAGCTGAAGCAGATAAAGCAAGACTTGACTTTGAATTAGTCAGGTTATTGAAATGTGGTGAAGCAATCAAGTCTGGTATTACATTTCATCCAGACAGTCCATACTATAAGATCTGTGCTGATGTAGTTGTGAGGTATCCAAGTGCCAATAAACAAAATTGATAATATTGGTGTTCAAGGTCCAAGTGTAATTCCTACAATAGATGCACCAGTAATACAACAAACACCACCCCCAGTTAGTCGCGGTTTGGCATTACCTGTCTTTCGTATGCCAGATCCATCAATCAAATATCCTGTAATCAATGTACCAACACAGGAAGAGTTTGATGCTGCTGTAAATGCAGAAAAACAAAAAGAGCAACAGCAGCAACAGGAAGAAAAGACTAGAGTATTACCAGATAGTAAACCTATACTACCACAAATTCCTGTTCAAAATATACAGGATAATCGGATTATTTCCGATGATGCCCCCAAAACTAATCTAGGAGTGCCCGTCATTGAAGTACCAATCGTCGGGGAAGTTCCAGTTCCTCCAAAAGAACAGGTTATACTTGCTGGCACCACTGCTACTGCTTCTGTTGCTGCAGCTCTTGTTGGCAAATCCTTGGTGGAATGGATGGTAGGTAAAATGAAACCTATCGTGCAGCAGATACTAGTAAGGGGTAAGAAACTTTTGAAAAAAGATCTTACCCCTTATGAACTTCAAGTATATTTTGCTTTTGAAAAGAGTGCTTCTCTGAAAAAAATCAATAAGTCACTCAAGAAAGAACAGAAAAAAGATAAACAAAGGCAGTATAAAGAATTTCACGAGAAGTAATTACTTCTTCTTCTCTTCATCTTCTCCACTTTTTTTCATAGTATTGATACCAAATGTGGCAGCGGATGCTGTAAAGACTGTAGCAATAAAGGTAGGATCCATCTTAGATAGCATACCTGCATAGCTAGCTGTTAGGAGAGCAGCAGACCAACTCAAAATAGCAACACGAATAATAGTAGCCATACATTTGTCTTTTTTTGTTTCTTCCATTTTAGATGTGAGTTAGGTTAAAGTTTTTCTCAATCGAAAATACGACCCCATCCATCATTACCACCTGGACACCAACGTGCTTTGAGCATTGCCTTACTATAGACAGTGCCTTTACCGTTCGTTACTGGTCCTTGATAACCATCATTACATGAACCATAAGGATCGTTGATCACATATCCATCGCCTTTCTTGCCAATTACAACACACATGTGCCCACCAGTAGGTGCAGATAAAGAACCGCGATGAAGGATGCCAATAACGACAGGTTTCCCAGCAGCAAGACTTTTATCAATATCAGCAAAAGAAAGATTGTAACTAAAGTGTGACTTAACTCCATAACCTGCAAGTACCTTTGTTTGTACCGCATGATCTGTAGTATCGCCAATCGCAAATACTTTCTTAACATACTCATCATCGCCCGTAATACTTCCTGGCTTGAGGAAAGCAAGGCACATAGCGCACGCTGAACTGTTACAAGTTCTATGTGCATCTCTGTAATTATCAACCTGATTGAAATAAGGTACTGCTAGAACTGCTGGAGTTGGTGGCTTAGTTCTAAACTTTTCAATCCATGCTGCATCTTTATTTGCGCCAGCGCCATCATCAACTAGTAATTCTTTAGGTGCTACTTGCTCAAGTAATTCAAGTCCAGCAACATGGTTAGCATTCTTCTCAGAGAAAAACTGGAAGAACTTATGAAGATCTACTGCACCGCCAGCAGCATTACCACCACGATATTTTGAAACCCAAGCAGCATTTTGCGCTTTCAACTCTGCTGGAAGTGCTTCAGCAAATAATCCAACCGCAGCAACGTGGTTAGGATTTTGCTCATCATAAAATTTGAAAAAATTAATTAATTTTGAACTCATTTTATACTCCTGGTTTTGATAAAATATTCCGCATCCAATACAACTAAAGGTTTTTTACCGTTCTTTTTGATAAAAACTATAGGTTCATAGTCTTTACAATTAGAACAAGCCTGTTCGTATGCGTCCCAAATATTTAGTTTCTCTTGGTTCTTGCATTCTATTGAAAATGGAAACTTTTGCCTAGCATCCCTTGCCATGATAAGATCTTCGCCACCTGCTCCCATACTACGACTTTCAATGTCTTCAGGATGCACTTCAAGATGCTCAATCAGTTGATCACGAACCCATTGTTGCAATCTTCTGCCTTTCGCTTTAGCAGATTGTGGACGCATAAAAAAATACTATTTCTAATATTTATTACCAAACCCAAGATACCCAAGAATATCTAATACCCATAATTACTGGTTCAACACGATGGGGATATAAAAAATTTGAAGGAAAAATTAAAATATCTCCTGTTTTTGTATTAATTTTTTGATTGCAAAGATATAAATCTCCCCCATCATAATCATCATTCAAAAATCCTAACAGGGTCAAAATTGGTATCCCTTTTCTATTTCCATCAAATATTGTATGAATATGGTCTACATGCTGATCCATTCTATGCCCCACACTATATCGATTAAACCGAGGAGTAGTCCAATATTCTTTTGTCCTATCACTAAATTTCACATAGTTAACATTAATTTTCATGTCATACCGTTTTAGAGCATATGGAATTTTAGTATCAATTACTCTAGAAATAGTATTATCTTTAAGTATATCTAATTCATTAATACTATTATCTGTATTTTGTCCCGTAAGATTATTATTGTAATGATGTCTATAAAATAGTTTAGTATTTAAATTATCGATTAAATTTAAACAAATTTCTTTACTAAGAAAATTATCAATCTTCAAAACGTAGTTAGAAATTTTTTCATCCATAAACTTAATCTATAAATGGATGCATAACGCCTCCAGTTCCAGTCTCATGATATCCTTCGTGAACTTCCTTTTCCTTAGAACACATATATCCACACATTGATAAATCACCATTATGTTCACGCATTTTCCAAGATCTTTCAAGACGTTCTCTATAAAAAGGAGAATTCATAATTTCGTCCCAAGTAGAATGATATAAAGATATTGATTTTATTCCACCCTGATCTTCAATCAAGTTAGCGACTGAATTATAGTACATGTTAGTTCTTCTGTGATATTCATCTTTTTTAGGTTTTGAATTTGGATCTCCAGTTTCATAGAATTCTTTATATACTCTTCTACATTCATGCGAAAAATAACAACATGGATGAACAACACCTCTACTGTCAATGATCATTTCGTTTACAAAACCACCTTTACCATCATCAACAGCAGCACATCTAACATCAGTTGGTGTTAATGGTGATCCCAACTTCATTACATTTTTACTGTTGGATCCTGGTTCAAGAACTACATGCTTTCCTTCCCAAGTATACTGTAGAGTATTATTACTATCAATGAATCCTGCAGTTGGTCTATGGCAAAAATATTTAAATCCATAGATTTTAGACAGTGATTTACATTTTTCTATTTGATCCTCATTATGCTTGAATACAAGCATTCTCCATTCAGCAGTTCCTCCACCACGAATGAATGCTTTTGCATTTGATATTACAGTTTTATAATCTACACCAACTCTATAAAGACTTAGTGTATCTTGAAGTCCATCGATAGCAAAAGTTAATTTTGAATTTGGTATTTTAGAAAATACTTTACCCAGTTCTTCCCACCATCCTGGATAATGAGTACCACCATTAGTGCTCATACTAAGTTCAATATTTGGATTACATTCTCCAATATATTCTATAATCTTATGAATATCTTTACATAAAGAAGAATCACCATAAGATCCATTAATTCTTATAAGAAAAACTCTTTCCTTTAAAAAAGATGGACTAAACCAGTTTTTAAAATCAAAAAAGGATACCTGATGTCTATCCACCGATTTTGGTGGAATAAGACCATCTCGGGTATCCCTAAATCTAGAACATGCAGGACATCTTGAATTACAAAAATCTGAAAGTTCAATCTGAAGTTCAAACTTTTGCTTTTGTCTTAAATTATAAAACATTTTGAAGGATCATCTCTTTAGTCCCATTGCACTCACGAGTGTATAATATATTATAATCATTAATCCATTTTGGTAAATTAATTTTTTTGTTAAAATGCCACTCTATTATAATGAGATTTACAAAATCTGGCATTTTTTTATTTAAAATATTCCATTCAGCTCCTTGTATATCTATTTTTACAACAGTTGGACGATATTTTTTTAATAAAGTATGAAACGAATAGCAATTAACTAATATTTCTTCAAATGTTTGACTTAAAAAAATATTTTTATTTGTTGTATTATAGTATAATAATTTTGATTTTCGTTCTTTAATATTATCATGTACAATAGTACTAATTGAAGGATCTATATTAGATTTATAAAAAATTACATTATTATCACTATCATTTACTGCCGCTTGAAGTATTAGGATTTTATCTTCATCCAAATCTTTAAAATTATTTTTTAAGCACTCTATGAGATCAGGATTAGGTTCAACGCAAATTACTTTTTTTGCTCCACAGTCAAAAAATTTTTTTGCCATACATCCAATATGAGACCCCAAATCCAAAACAACACAGTCTTTAATTAATTCTTTATAAGTATCAATATTTCCATAACATGTGCCATTATAAATTAAATCAATCACTTTATTATCATAGAATTCATGGATTTTATCTAAATTTCTTATATAAAATCCCTGATTTCCCAACTTAATATTCACAATTGAAATCCAGCAAATGTATCTTTCTTCATGTCTTGCTTAATGCCACCAACTAAGTAACTTTCTACTTCTGTTTCTTGTGGAGCAACTTGAAGACCCTTAGAAGAAATCCAGTGCTCAGTCCAAGGAAGTGGATTGTTCTTAGAAGAAATATCATAGATTGGTTTCAGTCCAATCGCCTTCATACGACGATTAGCAATCCATTCAACATAAGAACTAAGGAGTTTTTGGTTCAGACCAATCATTGATCCATCTTGGAATAGATAATCTGCCCATTCCTTTTCTTGATCAACTGCCTTTCTAAACATTGCAACAATGTTTTCTTCTTCCTCTTTTGCAATCTGTTGCATATCAGCATCATCACCTTCTTTCCACTTATTCAAAATGTTTTGAGTAAGTACAAGATGCTGATTTTCATCTCTAGCAATTAGGGAAATAATCTTTGCAGATCCTTCCATTACTTTTAGTTCACCAAAAGCAAATGAACATGCAAACGAAACATAAAAGCGAATACCTTCAAGGATGTTAACATTAGCAACTGCTCTATAAAGTTTACGCTTTAGTTCGTAAAGTTCATTTCTAGCAGAAGGTACACCCTCACTCACAAACTTCCACTGATTACCACTATCATATGCATGAGCAGCATTGATAAAATCATTATAAGATTCGGTTACACTTTTAGCACGATCCAAAATCTTTTGATCATCTAAGATTGTATCAAAGACTTCAGAAGGATCCGAATAAACATTCTTGATAATGTAAGTATAAGAACGACTATGGATCATCTCCATAAATTCCCATACCTTCATAGCACCTTCTAGTTCTGGTAATGAGCAGTATGGTGCAAATGCCATACTAGGTCCACGACCCTGAACACTATCAAGAAGAACTTGATACTTTAAATTAGAAGTAAAGATATGTTTTTGTTCGTCTCTTAGTGTCTGGTAGTCGCTACGATCCTTTTGCAAGGATACTTCTTCTGGACGCCAGAAATAACTAAGTTGTTGATTGGTTAGTTTTTCAAATACTGGGTATTTGTAGCTATCGTATCTTTGGATACCTAATGGTTGTCCAAAAAACATTGGTTCTTTTTTTGTATCAACTTGAGCATCATTAAAAACGGTCATTCCGTCGATGGCCATTTTTGTGGGTTGCGGTGGGTTGATCCTAAATTTATTAGATTTTACACGATTCGCAGTCTTCTTCTTCATTGGTATTCAGTAGTTCAGATACTAGTGATTTGATATCAGGCTTATGATCTATTTCGTCGCTCTTGTTATCATAAGTGTTCTGATAATAACTTGTTTTCCACCCATACTTATATGTAGTCAAAAAGTCTTGTGCCATAACAGACACTGGAACTTCATTGTCAGAATAGTTTTGTGGATTATAAGACCAGTTTCCAGAAATTGCTTGGTCAAAAAACTTCTGCATCACAGCAACAGTGTTAATATAACCACGGTTGCTAGGCATATCCCACAGAAGCGTATAATTGTTTTTAAGCGTATGGTACTGAGGAACGATTTGCTTGAGTGGTCCCTTCTTAGATTTCTTAACGGACAGGTAATCTCTAGGTGGTTCGATACCGTTCGTTGCGTTTGACACAACGGAACTGCTCTCCGATGGCATCTGTGCGGACAGTGTTGAGTGCCTGAGACCGTGTTCCACGATGGATGTTCTAAGAGTTTCCCAATCATGCTCTAAAGAAATAGAAGTGATTTCATCTACATCCTTCTTATATGTATCGATTGGCAGAATGCCATCTGCATACTTAGTATTCTGGAATGCTGAACATGCTCCTTTTTCTTTTGCAAGTTGATTAGAAGACTTCAATAGGAAGTATTGGAAACTTTCAGAAAGTCCGTGAATAGCATCCCATGCTTCTTGACTATCATACTTACAACCAAGTTTAGCAAGATAATGTGCTAAACCAATAAATCCAATCCCAAGAGAACGACGTGCTTTAGTTCCAATCTCAGCGGCAATAATTGGATATTGCTGATAATCAATCAGTTCATCAAGAGCACGTACAGACAAGTCACAAAGATTTTCTAACTCCTCATCAGACTTAACCTTACCAACATTCACAGCCGATAAAATGCATAATGCAATCTCGCCATTTTCTGCATCGATATGCTGAAGTGGTTTGGTAGGAAGAGTAATTTCTTGACACAGATTGCTCATCTCAACTTTATCCTTGAAGGATGAATGAGAATTGCAATGGTCAATATTCATGATGTAGATACGACCTGTCTCAGCACGTTCTTTGAGGAGATCAAGAATGAGTTCTTGCGCTTTGACAGTCTTTTTCGGAATGGACGGATCGTTCTCATATTGTACATAGATATCGTCAAACTCAGGGTATCCAAAGCGATCATACAATCCAGGTACATCATGTGGAGAGAACAACGTGATCTCACCATCTTGAATAAATCTTTCATAAAAAATCTTACTGATTTGAATTGAGTAATCTAGTTTACGAACACGATTATCTTCGGTTCCTTTGTTATTTTTTAGTACTATAATGTCTTGGATTTCTTGGTGCCAGATTGGGAAGTGGACTGTCGCGCTTCCTCCTCGTATACCATTTTGCGTGCAACAACGGACAGTTGCTTCAAACTTTTTGAGAAACGGTACAACTCCAGTGTGAGATACTTCCCCACCTCTAATTTTGCTGTTGATGCCACGGATGCGACCTGCGTTGATACCGATACCCGCCCTTTGTGCAACGTATCTGCCAATAGCCATATCACTGCTAAAGATGCTATCGAGGGTGTCATCAACATCAACAAGAACACAGCTAGCGAATTGTCTAAGTGGCGTCCTAACGCCTGCCATAATGGGGGTAGG